CGAATCCTTTGTGCAATCCCAGAAGCCGAAGAAGCATTTGATAGCGGCATTATCAAGTCAGACGAAACAAGAAGGAACGATGAGTTATTAACTACAGTTTTATTTGTAGTTGACTTAGGTCCTGATTGCTATGCCGACAAGGTAAGGTTCCCAAATGGTCCTTGGTGTAAGAAAGGTGATTTTATTTTGGTACGCCCTAATGCAGGTACACGCTTGGTTATCCATGACCGTGAATTCCGCATTATTAACGATGACTCTGTGGAAGCTGTAGTAGAAGATCCACGTGGCATTAAACGTAAATTCATTTAAGGAGGCCGGACATGGCTGAAATGCAAACTGAAGAATTTAAGTTCCCTGATGAACAAGAAACTGAAGATCAGGGTAAACCCGTAGAAAACGATCTTGAAATTGAGATCGAAGACGATACCCCCGAAGAAGACCGTAATAGAACCCCTATTGCACCTGAAAAAGTTAAAGCACTTGAAGTTGAAGTGGATGACTTGGACAAGTACAGTAAGGATGCTAAAGATAAACTAATCCGTATGAAGCGTGTTTGGAACGACGAGCGTCGTCGTGCCGATTCTGCTGAACGTGAACGACAAGAAGCACTAGATGCAGCTAATCGTCTACTAGCGGAGAACCGTAAGTTTAAAGAATTAGTTAATAAGAATCAGCAAGAACGCCATACGGCTATCACTGAATCTACCGAATTAAAGCTCTCTGCGGCTAAAAAAGCCTATAAAGAAGCCTATGATGCAGGTGATTCTGACGCTCTTGCAGATGCTCAACAAGCTATCACACAAGCTACACTCGAATTGGAGAATGCTAAAAACTTTGCTCCAGCCCCTTTACAAGAGGAGAAATTTGAGGTACAAACGCAACAACAGTATCAACAACCACCAACTGATGCCAAACTAAACAATTGGCAACGTCAAAACCCTTGGTTCGGACAGGACGAGGAAATGACAGCAGCGGCTCTGGGACTCCATGAGAAGCTGAAAAGACAGGGTGCTACGATTGGTTCTGATGAGTATTACGCTACGTTGGACCGGACGATGCGAAAAAGGTTTCCAGAGAGTTTCGATGATTTGGAGCCGGAAGTAGAGGTAGAGCAGAAAGAAGACGTTCCTAAAGCTAAACCTAGCACGGTAGTAGCGCCAGCCACTCGGTCGACAGCACCGAAAAAGATCCGTTTGAAGACATCGCAAGTTGCGATAGCTAAAAAACTTGGTCTTACCCCTGAGCAATATGTCCGTGAACTTTTAAAATTGGAGGCCTAACATGGCTACAAATAGACTTGACCGTGAAGTAGATAATCGTGAATTTTCTGAGCGCCCTAAACAGTGGGCACCAGCAGAACTTCTCCCTGAGCCTGACAAACAGGCTGGTTATGCTTATCGCTGGGTACGTACTTCTACATTAAATTCAGCAGATCCACGCAATCTTTCAGCAAAACTGAGAGAAGGCTGGGAACCTGTAATGCTAGAAGAACAACCAAAATTCCAACTGTTAGTTGATCCCAATAGTCGTTTTAAAGACAACATTGAGATTGGCGGCTTGTTGCTTTGCAAAACCCCAGTAGAGTTCGTCCAACAGCGTAATGCTTATTATGCTAAACAAAGCGATGCTCAAACTGAGGCTGTAGACAACAATTTAATGCGTCAAAGCGACCCACGGATGCCCCTCTTTAATGAGCGTAAATCCACGACTAGCTTTGGCAAAGGCAGTTAATTTTTCACTAATCTAGGAGATTTAAATGGCTTATCCAACCGTTTCTGCTCCCTATGGTCTAGACCCTATTAACCGTGTTGACGGAATGCCATATGCTGGCGCTACGCAACAACTGCCGATTGCAAGTACTTATAACACTGCAATCTACAACGGTGATATTGTTTTGGTCACAGGTGGTAATATTCAAAAATCAAACGTAACAACTGACTCTACAACTACTATTGCAGATAATGCAACTTATGGTGTGTTTATGGGTTGTCAGTACGTTAACTCACAAGGTCAAACTGTACAAGCTCAATATTACCCAGGTAATGCTGCAGCAACTTCAGCTATCGCTTATGTTGTTAACGATCCAATGGCTGCATTTAAAGTAGCAATTACTTATTCTGGTAACGCTACTGTAACTACTGCTAACGCTTCTGTTGTTGGTACTAACATGTCTATCCGTCAGGGTACAGGTTCTGCTACTACTGGTAACTCCGGTTTATCCGTTGTTGCTCCAGTTATCGGCACCGGTAATGCTGCTGCATGGCCTGTTAAGTGCATCGCTGTAGTTCCAGCAACTGCAGGTAACTCTACAGCCTTCACAGAAGTTATCGTGAAGTTTACTAACCCACAAATTCTGTTGGCAGCTGCCACGAATTACGCTTAAGGAGCTAATTAAATGGCTATTTCTCGTGCACAGCTCCTAAAAGAGCTTTTACCTGGTCTGAACGCATTGTTTGGTCTTGAATATGCTCGCTACGGCGAAGAGCATAAAGAGATCTACGAAACAGAAACTTCTGAGCGTTCTTTCGAAGAAGAAACAAAGTTGTCAGGTTTCTCTGCTGCTCCTGTTAAGAACGAAGGCTCTGCCATCGCTTACGACAATGCGCAAGAAGCATGGACAGCTCGCTACAACCACGAAACTATTGCCTTGGGCTTTAGCTTGACTGAAGAAGCAATCGAAGATAACCTCTACGATTCTTTATCAGCTCGCTACACCAAAGGTTTGGCTCGTGCTATGGCTTACACCAAGCAGGTTAAAGCTGCTGCTGTATTGAACAACGGTTTCACAACTGGCTACAACGGTGGTGATGGCGTTCCTCTCTTCAGCGCATCACACCCATTGGTTTCTGGCGGTACAAACAGCAACGTCCCTACAACTGCAGCTGACTTAAACGAGACTTCTTTGGAAGCCGCCGTTATTCAGATCGCTGGTTGGACAGACGAACGTGGTTTGTTGATCGCTGCTAAGCCTAAGAAGTTGGTTGTTCCTCCTGCACTCCAGTTCGTTGCAACTCGCTTGCTCGAAACTGAATTGCGTGTTGGTACAAACGACAACGACATCAACGCTATTAAGAACAATGGTTCAGTCTCTGAAGGTTACACAGTTAACCACTTCTTGACCGACACAAACGCATGGTTCTTGACAACTGATGTTCCAAACGGTATGAAACACTTCGTTCGTACCCCATTGAGCAACTCAATGGACGGCGACTTCGACACTGGTAACGTTCGTTACAAGTCTCGTGAGCGTTACAGCTTCGGCTGGTCTGATCCACTCGGAATGTATGGTTCAGCAGGTGCTTAATAAGCACTAATCAAACGTAAAGAAGTTTGGACCCCGCTCACAAGGCGGGGTTTTTCTTTTCTTCGTAGTGGTGGATTCTGTGGCAGTTAGCGCATAGGACTATGCACTTTTTAATTTCTTCATGGGCTTTTTTGTATTGCCCACTAGCTGCAAAACGATGTATATTACCGTCTTTCTGTGTGGGGTCTGTGTGGTGGAAATCCAACGCTGCTGGATGTGAAAAACCACACTTTGCGCAAGATAGAGTTGATTTGTACTCTACCCATTCTTCTCTATATTTTTTTCTATTCTTAGCGTTAGATGCTAACGCTTTGTCCTTATTAGCTAGATAATGCGCACGGCTATACTCTTTGTGTTTGCTTTTTCTTACGCTCGGATCTTTGTACGGCATCTTGGTTTACCTTGAATTTCCAGTATATTGCGTTTTTAAATGACCACGGATTTGCTGGAGTATATATCTTGAACCCGGCGTTGATTAAAGAATTAGCACTTGCAGGGTTATCTGTTGTATCTGTGATACACCAATTCCAACCTAGCTTCTTAGCTTGAGCAATACGAGCAGAAATTAAACGTTTTTGAATGCCGTGTCCAGTAAAGCCGTCGAGCACACCAGCTCTACATAAGTAACCTGTATCGTTCCAAATCTGTGAACGAACCATACCCGCAAAAGCTACAGGCTTTCCGCATTCTGCATAGGCAATCCACCAGTGGCCCCGGTCCGGGACATAAGGGGCGTCCACGGGTAGTATCTTTTTTTGTAAGAACATAATTACCGTTCTCACGGAGGAATCTTTTATGTCGACTTTCTTTACTGTGAATTTCATTCAAAGTGCCTCCTGAAGTATTTGGTCTGGGTACTTGCTACCGGGCGCCCAGTCGCCCCCATTTGATTATTTTACCTAAAAAACCCTGCATTTCTCAGTAAAAGTAGTAATATCATATAAACCGGGAAAACCGGCTTATCAAACTGTCCCGGCAGAGGCATACACCATTGATAGGCTTGATCTTTGTATGAAGGACAATTTATCATGACTTTAGCTACTACCTCAGCCGTATGGCGTTCTACAGGTGGCGATTCAACTCGCACCGCTTATGCTGGCTCCATGCACATGGCTGCTCAGTTTTACATTGCAAACACATCTGCTACTACTTCTAACGTAGTAGTTTCTTCTGCTTCTGGCGCTCCAGCTTTGGTTCTCCCAGCAAACGCAGTGGTTACAGACGTGATTATTACTACTGGCTCTACAGGCGCTAACTCTTCAGTTAACGTAGGTTTCACACCATTGATCGGTGTAGGCCCAGGCCAAACAGGTACATTAGGTACAAACGTTCCTGCAGCTTTCCTAAATGCAGCTAACGCTGTTACTCGTACAACTTTCTCTGTAGGTACTACAGGTCAAGGTACAGCTTTGGGTAACGTAGCTAACGCAACTAACTTAGTTGTTGTTACTTCTGCAATCGGTACTGCCGGTGCAGTTGGCGGCCCTGTTACAGGTATTATTCAGTACTACGTAGCAGACAGCGGTCAGCAAAACGTTTAATTAATCTAGGGGGATTCGTCCCCCACTTAAATCTTTAGGAGATTAATTATGATGCAAACCGACGTAAAATCAACGCACCTAACGGCTTCCGGGTCTATTGTTAGTAATCCAGCTCGATTAAAAAGTATTTCTTACCGTGGGAATGGGTCAAACGGAAATATTCAATTTAAAAATGGTGGCTCTAGTGGTACTACTTTAGTTGAATTAGATGTTGGCACAAGCGATAGCTTTACTATCTATACTTTACTGCCTGGCGAAGGTGTTCGTTTTGATACAAACATTTACGCTTCAATGACTAACGTATCTGCTATTACTTGTTTTTATGGCTAAGAAGACTCCTTCTCTTGCAGTTGGACGAGGTGAAAAGCTCCCAGTGTCGAAAGGCGCTGGGCTTACAGCTAAGGGTCGTGCTAAATATAACGCAGCAACAGGCTCTAATCTAAAGGCTCCACAGCCTGAAGGTGGCCCTCGTAAGAAGTCGTTTTGTGCTCGCATGTCTGGCATGCCAGGTCCAATGAAAGACGAGAACGGCAAGCCGACTCGTAAAGCAGCAAGTCTTAAGAGATGGAAATGTTGATGAAAGACCAACTAAACGAAACTACTAAGCACGTTATTGACGGGCTATCTTTAGTAACTGTATTGGGAGCCCTTGTGGACTTATTGCCTGCTGTAGCAGCCTTGTTTACTATTATCTGGACTGGTATTCGTATCTACGAAACAGACACGGTTCAGCAGCTTTTAGGGAAGAAAAAAGATGCCGAGCACGAGTAAAAAGCAACACAACTTCATGGCTGCTATAGCCAAAAACCCAAAGTTCGCCAAGAAAGTTGGCGTACCTAAATCCGTAGGAGCAGAATTTATGACAGCAGACAAGACAAAGAAGATGGCTAAGGGCGGAATGCACGAAGACGTCAAGATGGACAAGAAGGTTGTTAAGAAAGCCGTTGGCATGCACGAGAAGCAGTTGCATGGCGGCAAGAAGTCCAACCTATCTAAGCTAGCTAAAGGCGGCGGCATTGAAGTGCGCGGCAAGACTAAAGGCACTATGGTTAAGATGAATCGTGGCGGGAGCTGTTAATCATGGCTGATAAAGAACTCGACAAAGCTAACAAAGGCTACGACCAACACTATAAAGACGAGAAAGCGGAAAACATCGCTACTCGTGAAATGATTGCTGGACCTTTGCGTAAAGCTAAAGACTACGTAGTTGACAAACTTAAAGGTATGGACCAGCGCAGTATTGAAGACGTTGTAAAAGACAAGCTAAAAAGCATGGACCAACGTACTTTAAAAGAAGTAACTACTGACAAAATGGACCAGCGTAGTATTGAAGATGTAGTTAAAGGCAAACCACCTAAGTACAAAGACGAAGTCGCTAAAAGAAAAGGCGGCAAAATCTCTTCATACAAATCAGGTGGTTCAGTATCTTCAGCCTCTAAACGTGCTGATGGATGCGCTATCAAAGGTAAAACTCGTGGAAAGATGGTGTAATCATGGCCGAACAGTTTGCCCACTCAATCGCCATCAAGTTCATTGAACGACGGGCTGTACGTAGGTCGTATCCAGTGCGTGACTCTAACCCGCATCTCTCAAAAGCTTCTTCGACGATGTTGTTTAGGTCTAAATTAAATGCTGTTGAGCCACTGGTAGCCATTATTTAACCTTCCGATATGGTTTTACTTTTGCTTTAATACTCTTAGGCTGGGCTACAAACTGTTTTCCAGCTGCCTTTCCTGCTCGTTTTGCTTTGGTTGTGGCTGCATACTCAACAGGTGACAACGCTTTGA